GAAAAAACTTAGATTGTTCCTGCTGTATCTTAGCAGATGTCTCAGCTTGTTCTTGATATTCATTATAAAAGCTAAAAGCCTTTCGATAGTTTTCAGGAATGTCAGCTACACTAGACTCTAGTGGTGCCTTATACTTTTCCTTTAAACCTTCAAAATGGTTTCTTGCTTCGTACAATGCTTCTTTATAAGCAATCTTCTTAGCTCTCACTTCCTTATCATCATCAAGTTCGGTGTCGTAAGAGAATTGTTCGCCAAGAATATGCTCAATATCTTCCGTATCAAGGTGTGGTTTTGTTTGCTTATAGTACTCTCGGATAACCTGCTCATCACCAATGGCAGACCAATCCTTTTGTAGTTCAGCAAAGTCGTTAAAAGATCTACCAGTTTCTTTGCGAAACTCAAGATACTTTTCCACATCCTCAGGAAGTGTTTGCTTTTCAGTATTTGTAAGAACGTTCTTAAGATCGTCAACAGAGTTTAACTCCACCTCGTATCTTTCTTTTAGTTTAGATAGGAACCAGTTATCGTCTTGTTCTGGCTCAGGCTCTAATACCTTTTCTTCTTGGACATCGACTTGCTCTTCGACCTGCTCTTGCAGGACTCCTTCGCTTTCGATTTGCTCTTCTTGTTGTGAGGCATCTATTGTTTCTGTTTGCTGAGGCTCAACCTCTGGTGTTGCCTCTTGTTCTACATTTGGTTCTTGCTCAGTCTGTTGTGGCTCTATTCGATTACCATCATCATCCAAAGCGTAAACCTTGAAATCGTTTTCCATTATTGATTGAATTTAATTATGTTACAAAATTACAATATATTTAAATACTGATAACTTACTGTCTACCAGTACCTAAGCTATCTTGTCCATCAAAATCTATAGGATCTAAGTCTTGTTGTCGCTGTTGAATCAACTTAGATTGTTGGCTTGCTTGCTTAGCTGTTCTCTGATCCTTTCGATCTTCTTTATATTTTTCCTTTCCAATCTTAACCTGTTCTTCACTAGCTTTAATCTGAGCAGATAAACCCTGTTGTAGTTGAATGAGTTTCGCTTTCAGCTCAAACTCTTTGTCCATTCGAGCCATTTCTAACTCAGACTTTAACTGTTCTATCTTAGCTTCCGCCTCCATTTGCATCATTTTAGATTGAGCCTTAGCCGCTTCTGCTGTTTGAGATGCCTCCTGGTTAGCTTGTGCTTGGAGTGCTATATTTTGTTGCTGTCTTTTTTGATCAGAATCTTCTTTTCTTTTCTTTCTAACCTTTAATAATTGAGATGCTATCTTAACATTCTTAACAGATCTAATGTCTATTGCATCATCTATATCTATCTTACCAGCGGAAAGAGAAGTCTGTATATTTTGTTCAAGCATAGATCTTTCTTCCTCATCTGGATGAAGCTCTATGTATATTCCAAAATCATGTAGATGTAAATCTTTTATGCTTTCTAAAATCTCTACACTAAACTTACCTATGTTTTTTACAAAGTCCATTTTCATTTCAGAATACTCTAACATATCTGAAAGCCTATAGCTTATACATTCGGAAAGTCTTTCTAATATGAATATACCTGATTTAAGTATATGTCTTGTTGCGGTGTTAGAATTTAAAGCGGCAAGCTTTTGTATACCAACTAATGAATTTGCATCAGGCATAGACCCATCTCTAGCTTCATTTAATCCTGTTACAGATCGAATCATCCCAAGATTGTAGTTGTATATATTAATCAAAGAAGATATCTTAGCATTAGCTCCAGATGATGTAAGTTCTTGGATTGGAATTTTACCGTGGTTATATTCTCCTTCTTCAGTATATGATCTACCAATAACAGATCCTGTTTGGAAGTAAAGATTAAGAGCTTCTTGTGGTGAATAAGTATTCCCATTACCTAAGTTAATTGTACTAAGCCCATCGATATCCATATAAACTCCATCAGGAATCATCTTAGCTGTGACTTGCTGTAGCTTTAGGTGTGTCAATTGTATCTGATCAGCAAAAGGTATCATCCTTTTTACTAGTGAGTCTATCTGACCCCTGTACATTTTGGGAGCGCTTACAATAAAGGGAGCATATGTCTTGCTTATTGCTGACTTTGGTCGAACCATGTTCTTCATTACCTCCCACTTTAGTATGTGGTTTGTTCCTAGAACAAGTACACCCTCGTACCATACATCAATTCTTTTTGATAGTTTTTCAAATCTTGCCTTCTCTGATTTTGGAGGATTAAACTTGTCATCTTTCTTTAAAACCTTCTCCCCTCCTTGTGTTGTCTTCTTCTTTTTATATACTATATTCTTGTCTGTCTTATAGCAGAAGTAAAGTAACGTAGCTGTGTTGCTGTCAAAATTATCTGAACTGTTTCCTCCTCTGATACCTTGATACGAATCAAACTTAGAAGACATCTTTGATATATCTTTAATGTCCTCCTGTGTTAAAGATGGATCTATCTTTTTTAATTCAGTAATGTTAACATTCTTTACCTCTCCAAAGTAATAACAATCTTTAAATGTTGGGTCCTCTGTTGGGCTCCAAACCATTTGAGCTGGATCCACATACTCTATTGTGATACCATCATGTGTATTAAATCCATGCTTTATAGCTGATATACCTAATACAGTTTGATCTTCATCTACCTGTCTCTTGATTAACTCAAGATTGTTTTGCTTAAAAATGCTTGTGATTGCTTTCTCCTCCGCTATCTCGATATCGTCTTTGTATTCTGTAGACATATGAAGAGCTAACTCGTCTTCATTTTGAGGTAATTCTTCTGGTGCAATATCAAACATATTAACACCTAAGGCTTCACCTATTTGTTCAAACTCTTCTCGATTTCTCATCTGAGTTTGAATTGTATTCTTGTACTCTGCTTTTTTATTTGAAGACACAGAGTCAATTGCTTCTGCTTGGACATCAAACAACCTGTTCGATATTCCATTAACAACTACATCTACAAATTTAGGAATGATTGGAACAGGAGTCCAGTCTAAATTAAGATATGATATATCCCCATTAATAGCAAGCTCATTCTTATACTTTTGCACTGACTGCTCTCCCATAGCATAAGTTCTTAACTTATGGTATGTATCTCTATTATTGTAATACCTTGAAGTTCCGCTATCTTTTCGAAACCACTCTGACTCTATTGCATGACCCACCATCAAACCATAGTCCTTAGAACTCTTAGTAGAGTCGGATGCAAGTTGATCTGGAAATCCAATAACCTTTCTTGTTTGAACTCCGTTCATATATTTTTTATCTCAGTATAGTACTGTTTAATCCACCATTATTGTACCTTGCAAAGGTAACATTTATTTCTTTAACAGATTTCTTGGGCTTGGTAACATACTTGTTGTTTGCCATTATAGCAAAACCAGATGAAACTGTAGCATCAAACTTTGTTCTGTTGCTAATATCATAGTTTGCCCAATCCAAAAGAGTCCTTGTGAAATACATCTTTCCAGATCCATTCTCTGTCAAACCTACATTCTGTTCTATGTAAGATTCAATAGCCTCTGCATGTATAGATATAACGGCTTGAGAAGATGGTATACCTCCTAATTCTTTCTCTGCTTTTGATAAGTCATTCTTATGCTTGTCTGGCCTTGATAAACTAAAGCCTCTATATCCTCTGTTCTTAAAATGATAAAGCAGTCTAGGTTTATTGTTCTCCGCAAGAACAGGCATTCCATAAAATACACAAGCCATCAGTACGTCTTCATAAAATATCTCAGCTGTCTGAGGTCTTGATATATACTCAAGAAAGAAGTGATCTGATGGTCCATCGAAGTTTAGCTTTGTCATTCCATGTAGCGCACCATTTGATCCACCTCCACCAACTGTGCCAGATATATCGTAGCTATCACATCCAAACGCACCTATGTGTTCGTTGCCTGGATACTTAATTCCATTCTTATTGACTACGTTGTTTCTTAATTCTAGTGGTGGTATCCATGACACATAGAACCTTCCTCTTGGGTTTGGTGTCCAGATAACTTCCGTGTCTTTCTTTCCGTTAGCCCAACTAAAGTCACCTCTCTTAACTACTCTTTGCGCTTCAAGCCCATCGTTATAGTCTATTTGTTCGTAAAGCCTTGATAGATTAAATAAAGTATTCTTAGACTCATCACGAAAAGCGTGATTTTCTGTACGTGGGAATTGTCTATAAAACTCATTAAGGGCATCAGGATCATTTTTTAAAGACTCAACTTCGTTGTTCCAATAATCGATTACGCCTATATCAATAGCCATGCCGTCTATCCCTTGTATTATTTTTTCTGGTTTGTAAAATACAGGGCGTCCATACATATCAATAAATCCCTCCATGTTCCATTCCATTGGAATAAAAAGACTATACATTCCACTCTTTGTTTGTCCATTAGAGTTGCGTTCTCTTACATCTGAATCACGAAAAAGTTTCTTAAAATTATCCCCACCTTTATCTAATGCGTTAGACGTAGAACCCATCATGCATTTGCCAATTACTCTTCTTCCAAGACGAAGACAAGTTTTAGTTACACGCCAGTTGTTTAGAATGTTGTCTGGTTTTTCCCACTTGCCAGATTCATCGTGAACAAGTAGACGTAGTTTTTCACCATCATAAGAGTTGTCTCCTGTGTTCTTCCAGTCTATTGTTGTATCAAGTCCTGTAAGATGTTCACTGTTGGACTGTTCGATGGACTTACGTGTAAGCTTGGAAGCTGGGACTCTGTACGCAAGTTCTGTTTTGGGCCTATCCATTCCATCCTGGATCGGCTTAAAGAAGAAGGGGTAGTTTGTAGAGATCGGTACGACCTTATCTGTGAACATTTTTTTAGCATCGGCACCAGATTTGGACAGTATTCCGAACCGTGCATCACTTGTAATTGTTGCCTGATGAACGGATTCTCCTGAAGACATGAAGCTAAAACCAGATCGTCTGTTTTTAAGATAACACATTCCGTAAGACCGAACGTCTGCTTTGCAGGCTTCCCAAAATATGTAGAATATTCTGTTAGATTCCCTGAACTCTGGGTGCCCAACATCAATCTTGGTCCACTGCAAGTACATGTAGTGAGAGCCAGTAACATAAGTAGCCACACCGTTATTTTTAAACCAAAAACCGTTCTCTCTTCTTTCAAACTCTGTGTCGATGTAATCGATCCATGACTCTTTGAATGAATTTGGATATTCGTTCCACTGGAATATGGTCTTGATTTTTTTAAGTTCATTAGGTTGTTCTTTAGGTTCCCAGTATTGATCAGCTTTACTTTTACTTCTTGAAAAGATTTTATTCGGCTGCAAAGGTAATCCAATTTTTAGATTTTGAATTTCAACCACATCACCCAGCGTACCATCTTTAGATATAACAACAATATCATGCTGCATATCATAGCCATACTTCCATTCTTTTTTCTTGTTCTTTCTTTTGCGTACTGAATCAGAAACTTGATTAGGTACAACTCTTATAAGATCAAGACTTTCTTCCCCTTGTTTCTGCGAAGCTTTGGAATCCTGTATCTTTTCCTCCACTTGCTTCAGACTCGTCCTTGCCATCAAGCTTATTTCTTTCTTGTTCTATCCGTTGTAATATCTCTAAGGCATCAAATATAGCAAGCTTCTTTGTAGCTGCTGCATTCTTCAACCTGTCCGCTGCTAAATCATCATCAGGTTTACCGGTAATGATTTCTTCTTCTGCGACCTTTATAAGCTCCTCTACCGCACGTTCTCCTGCGTTGATGACCCTTTCTATGGTTTGTCTAATATCCGTCTTTTGTTTGGCTTCATTTCGTTCCATAATAACTGTGCTAAATAAACTTCATGTTTGTTTTCCTTGCAAACATCCTTAGTCAGTTCTTGAAACGATCTGTGACCCAGCGCATCCCGTCAGGAGCAGAGTCACGATGATAAATAGTGCTTTTTTCATAGCGATCGTTTGTTTGAGCCATTATAATGGCGTTAGTTAGTTTGTCGATACTCTTACGTATCTCCTTTAGTTCGTTGCGAAGTCCATTGGACTTAACCTTAATTTCGCTTCCCATAATATAATTAAATTAAAATACATATATCAGCCTCTCTCATTCTGTAGACTTTTTCTTCTTCTATTTCAAACTCATACTCAGAGTTTTTAGTAAACCCCACCCTTGTTCCTGGTGTGTATGTAGAACTATTTTTTATAAGTCCCACATGTTCTTCTTTCTCTTCTGTCCTATATATATCGCTATCCTGTATATAGTCAACAGGCTGAACAAAGCAATACCCTTCAGTGCATTTCCAATCTTCTCCATCGTTATACATATATATTCTTTCTGGACTAACAAGATATTGTCCATCCCTAAAGTATTCATTACTCTTCCTTTGATTACCTTTCATGTCAAGGTATGTTCTAAAAACATTGTGATGAACTACTACAACGTCTCCTACTTTCGGACCATTACTTCCATGAGCTGGCACCGCAGACACAACACCCAGCCTGTTCACATAACTGGCATCTTCTATAGAGGTGTTGACGATTAGATCCTGACCTCCTATCTTCTTTAGGTTGTTGTACTCTTTCCCATTCTTCGGTGTTATTAAATAATTCCATCTAGGTTTCATATTGAGTTTAAATTATATTCTATAACTACTGGCGTGTTTACAATTTCTTTCCACTTAAGTATCTTTCCGTCTTGCTTAACCCATATAGAGTAGCTATCTACTTCGTGGTTTATCTCAGCAATCTCATAGTTGCCACCTAACACGTGTTGTCCTACAATATAGTGCATTGCGTTCTTATAATCTGCACCTACTGATATTTTTCTAATGTAATTCATTTATATTAATTATTTCCAAACTGTCCTTTACTATATTCTGAACTAAGTTCATCTGATGATAAAAC